TACTATGGTAAAATATATAGATGATCAATAAAAAATCTATAATCCCGTCTGGATATTATGGCAACTCTAAAGAAAATATAGTAATTATTAATAATTTTATATCTCATGATGATATAAAAAAAATAAAAATATTTTGCTCAGAATTAAATACCTTTATGTCTATTCCTGGAGACAATTGGGATAATCGTGTTTGCAATAACTCAATCCTTAAAGAAATTGCTCCTGATATTGAACAAATATTATCTACTTATCAAAAAAAACATAAAAAAATTATAGAAGATTTTTTTAGTATTGAATTAAAAGATAATGTGCCAAGCGTTGTTATATGGAGACAGGGTGATCTTCAACCACCACATGCAGATAAAGAAAATCTTGATGGAAGCCCAAACCTATATCCTGAAAACGACATTGCTTCCTTGTTCTATCTTAATAATGAGTATATTGGCGGAGAAATTTATTTTCCAACACAAGGATTACAATTTAAATTAAATGCTGGAGATGCGGTATTTTTTCCAGGAGATGTTAACTATCAACATGGTGTTACTGAGGTAACTGAAGGAAAAAGATTTACCTGTCCAGCATTTTGGAATGTTATAAAAAATAATAAAAATATTTAATATTTTATTAAATTATTCTGGTAGTGTAAAAGTATCTGTTTCTGAATTATAAATAACTCCTGCTTGAACAATTCCACCTTCTATAGCAGTTTGACCAGTAACATCTTTAATTATAGGATTACTCATCATCATTGCATAAAATTTTTCACTTGCTGTAATTACCTGAACAACCTCATTGTCAATTATTAAAGCAATATAAAACAAGTTATCTGGCAATGCTGGAACTTCACTATCTTCTATAGCCATTTTTTCTCTTTTCTGTTATATTAATTATAGCACTTATGACGCAAAGGCTTTACCATTTTCCAATCGGACATTTTGAAGCCTCTAGTCTTGTTTTTATTTCCATAAAACAGCCACATTTTTTACATGTTTTTGTTAATTGTATTAATTCTGGGCAAGATATGCATATGTCTAACCTTTTATTTTTAATTTCAATATCAACCGACTTTGTATTTGGATTTAACAAGTCAAAAGGCGTAGTTCCATATTTTTCTTTATATTGTTGCCATTTATTTTTTTCTGACATTTTTCCCCCTTTATTTTATTACAAACAGAATAGGAACGTTGTACTTGTACAGACACATTGATAATCAGATGAACCGCTAGTGTATACTCCGTCAAAGTAACAATTTCCAAATACATTCAAGCATCCGCCTCCAGCAATAGCACATGGTTGTGGAGAAGGTGGTGGGAATGGTGGTGGGAATGGTGGTGGGAATGGTGGTGGGAATGGAGGTGGGAATGGAGGTGGGAATGGAGGTGGTGCTGGGAATGGCGGTGGGAATGGTGGTGGGAATGAAGGTCCAAATGATGGTGGGAATGAAGGTGCTGGTGCTGCTGGTGTAACTGAACTAGTAGGTGATGAAAAATCAGAGTCTAAAATAGTATTATTTAACTTTACTGTAAATGTATATGCAGTTCCATTTGATAATCCAGTTACTACTATTGGTGAACTAGATCCAGTTTGTGAAATTGAACTAGGTGATGAAACAACTGTATAAGTTAAAGAAGAATCTGGTTTACCTAAATATGTTGGTACTGTAAATGTTACAGACGCTTGACCGTTACCAGCGGTTGCAGTTCCAATTGTTGGTGTTCCTGGTGTACGACCAGCAGAAGATAATACGGGTCCTAGTCTTGACATTATGCAACTAAGTCTCCAAGAACAACCCAAGAGTCAGTAGCACGTTTAATACATACGGCAGATGACCATTGTGCTCTTAATTTTAATCCTGGAGTTCCGTCTACAGTTGTAGTTCCTGGAGTAGTTGCTGCAATAGTTACCTGTCCCGTGCCTGTTTGTAAAATTGTAATTTGTGCACCTGTTGCAAATGCTTGGTTGGCGTTTGTTGGAATTGACAAGGTAACTGCAGAAGCACTTGACACCTCAACCATTTTTCCATTATCGGCAAGAACAAGTTCATAAGCAACTGTTTGTGGGTTAATTGAAAGATTTATAACTGGAGCAGTTAAAGTTTTATTGGTTAGTGTTGCGCTATTAGTAAGTGTAACATCTGGTGTTGTCCAGGCTAGTCCTGATGCCGTTGCAGAGTTGGCTGTTAAAACGGTTCCATTACTTCCAACAGATAAAATAGATAATGTGTCATTTGCTGAAGCAGAAAGTAGGTCACCTTTTGCTGCAAAATCTGTTTTTAATAGTGCAGTTGAAAGATCAATTGCAGTTATTTGAGTTTGTAAACTATTAAGTGTATAAGCAATAGATGGACTTACAAGGTTTGCTGCATTAGAGTTTGCCGAATTATAATTTTCGTCTCCATAGTGATATAAACGAAATGCTGCCTGTATGTCGGCAGGATCTGATAATCCTGGAATTTTAGTTGGTATTAACGTACCTATTGATTCTGCTGCCATATATCACCTCATTAGAATTATATCATAAAGATATAGACTAAGACTCCTCATCTTCTAAAATTGTTATAAATAAATGTGTTGTTACTTGCCCCTCTAAAACCGCCCAATCTCCATATGGGCCAGAATCTACATCTGTTCTATGCTCAACTGCTTTAAAGTTTATAACTAAATTTTGATTGTTTCCAGCAAGAGCGGGTATGCTCATAGAGGCTGCAATTGGATTATCATTTACAATACTAAATTGAACACTAAAGTTACTAGAAGTTAGTGATGTTAAAGAGGTAATATTTGAAATAGGAATCACAATTTGTGCAATTCCATTGGTGTAGGTTGTTGTGTGATTAACTGAATAAATTGTTGGATTTAACTCTAGCACCTCAATCCAGGTATTTGCTCCAGGTTGAGATACGTATTGATATAGATATCCATAATCTGTACCTGGAGAGGTATTAATATATAGATCATTAAGAAGTGGGGTTTGACCAACTCCCTCTGTATTTGGATTTCCTGCGCCAACAAAAACTTGACTTCCACGAGTTCCTGTTGGTCCAATATCTACTAAAAGTTCTACAACTTCTGGGGGACCAAGAACTGTAATGTCATCGTTGTCTAATAAAACATCAGGCATTATACTGCACCTGTTACGTCATCTACTACTGATACTTCTCCTGTAAGAAGTGTATAAATTTGTGTTCCGTCTGTAATCTGAACATCATAAACATAAGTAGCAGCAGCAAGAGTTCTACCAACTGCTGGTGTTATTGTACATGTAACAATATCTGTTGTTGCATTCACTACTGCAGAGGCAACGGTCTGTACTCCAGCAGAACCTCTTACGGTTGAAATTGTAAAAGCAGCGCTATAACCTGCTAAATCAAAAGTCCCGCCATTTGCTGTCTTTGGACGAATTACAAATTGAGATGTGTCACCACGGTAATACAAAAAGTTATAAAATCCTGGAAATGCCATTATTCCTCCTAACTTATTATACCATTAAGAATTAACTCTGGTAGAATTATTTTTTTACTTTAAATACTTTTTTACCAATTTTAATAATTGGTGGAAGATTATCCTTTTTCGCTGATATTTTTACTATTGGCATTATAGACCTGGAGTTACATCACCTAGCACGCATATGGTTCCAATTACTGGAGTCCATACTGTGTCTGCGTTTGCACCGCTACCGCCTTCAATTATTACTTGTAAATCAAACTGTAGTTCGGCAACAATTGAGCGGTATTTAGTACCACCCCAATTTTCAGTAATGTTTGCTGGAGCAAAAATTTCAACATACCCATTACCATCGGTAGTAATAAGTTCATCTAAAACATCTCCATTGGAATCATAAGATGTAGCGCTATATGTCCAGTCTGAGGTGTCGTATGGTGTGGTTTCGTCATCTTCAAAAAACTCTACCTTTAGGGTTGCACTATCTCCACGGACTACTGTCCACTGTATGTTGGCTGGTGTTGCGCCATATTTTTCAATTGTAGATACGCACATAATATTTGATTATACCATAAAATATGCTAACCCCTAGGCGCAGTGGGGGGGGTGGGGGCAACCTAGGGGCAGCACTAAAATTATAACATTATATATTAATAGACATTATATTTGTAACAAAACGTTATAAACCAGATATATAAAAATTGTTATTGAACCGTTATAAAGGTTTGGCATAAAGTTCGAAAAATCCAGGAGTTATGGTGTATACTTAAAATATATAAAGAAAAGAATATACTGTAAATAGGTTTTTAAGATATCTTTATATATAGTTACTTAGAATGATCTTGTAGATGTTCGATCATTAAGTCGAAAATTTTGTCAGTCTTAATTTCCAGTCTTGTAATTTGGTCCTTCATCGAGGATCCATTATTGGGCTTCATTTCGTAAACAATATCTTCTACGTATTTTTTAACAATCCACCTAGTTCCTATGCCTACAATTGTGACTATTGATA